TTCCACAACCGTGTTGTAGTTCAGCTTGCCCTTTTCCATACGCATTGCAAAATATGCTGCCATTCCTGTTCACCATCCTTTCTTTTAATTTGCAAGCAGAAGGAAGTCCAGTGCTTCCTGTGTGCTTTCCATCTGTGCTTCCAGGGACGCATTCTTTTCATCCATCAGCTGAATGTATTCGTCCTTGTCATACTGCACAAGGTCATATTCATAGCCAGTGAATCCCGGCTGTTCATCAACCCCTTCTTCCTGGACAGGCTTGATGTTGGACGCAATCCAAACAGAATAGTCATCAATAACCTTCTGTTCAGGCTGCACACTGCTTCTGACTTTCCCATGATCCTTCATGTGATTTACCACCTTTCTTAGATTTAATGTGTGTTTCATAATAGCTGTCAGCGTATGGCTGAAGCGGAACAATGTACTTTTCTTCCAGACGGTGACTGTCACAGTATTTCAGCCAACCCTTATAGGAATTGATGCTGCACCATTCTGAATAGTTCATTTCCTGTCCTGATTCCACCTTGACCAGCAGTGCTGACATCTTGGTCTTCAGCTGGTCAGCTGTGGATTTCCTCAAAAGTGTATAGCTTCTGAAAATCCGGTAACCAACAAAATCAACCCCTCGGATGTAGGAAGGGAATATCTGGTAGTTATCCTTGATTCTCAAATTCAGTTCCGTTCTTAGGTATTCATCCATGACTGCAAGGATCCGGTGAAGTTCTTCCTTGGTACTTGCGAATACACAGATATCATCCATATAGCGGTAGTAGTGTTTTACATGCACCACTTCCTTCATGAAGTGGTCAAAGTCTGACAGGTAGAAGTTTCCGTCATATTGTGAAAAGTAGTTGCCTATTGGGATGCCGACATCATCAATGAACTGTTCACCGTTCTTTGCTGTGACAATGTTGACCGGTTTCCCTTGTAAATTGTAAAACGCAATGTTTTCTTCAGTTGCAGGGCATGTGCTGATACTGTCAATAATTTCATCAATCAGCCACAGAAGTTCAGGATCCTTGTACTTCTTCCGGTACTTTCTTTTCAGGATTTCATGGTCAACACTTGGATAGAATTTCTTGCAGTCAATTTTGCAGCAGTAGGTCATTTCATCCGGCACTGTGTCAACCGCATGTCTTAGTTTTCTGTATGCTGCATGAATTCCTTTGTTTGGAATAGCTGAATAGGTGTCATCTGTGAAGTAAGCCAGCAGCTGTGGTTCTATAACCTGAAGAACTGCCCACTGTGCAATCCTGTCAGGGAAGAACGGTAGCTTGTAAATTTCACGGACTTTCTTTCCTTCCTTGCGGAAGAATGTTTCATATTCTGAAGTGTGGTATTCATGGTTCACTAGCATTTCCTGAAGCAGTCCCAAATAGTACCACGGATTCTTTTCAATTTCCTTTACTTCCTTGTACCAGCCCTTGCCCTTCTTGGCATTTTTGTATGCCAGGAAAAGGTTATCCATTGATACAATCTTTTCAAACAAATGTCCATAGCGTTTCACAACATTACCTTTGTATGCACTAAAGCCGATTCTTCAACCTGTCCGGTTAGGGGCAGTCTACCAAAACAGCTTCATAGATTTTTTAATGTTTTGCCAAGTGGCACGGTGAACAGAATGCAGTTCAAAAGTGGGTATAGCCGAACTATACCCTGATTTATTTATAGGAACACCCACCTGATGGGAAACCACCGGGTGGGTGCTTTTTAGTGCATGTACTGACTGCCTGGAGATATTACGATTCCGATTAGTAGACGAATTATTCAGATTCTGATAAAAGACCCTGGTATTCAAGGAATTATTCCAATTCGTACTCGATTTAGCTACATGCCAATGAGTATTGAATTTTTTTACCTGAAACACACATGTTCTTTCATAGGTGATGAACACAATTCGTATGCTATTTCCGTTCACCTAAAAATCACCGTCATGCAGCTATGCTGCAATTAGGCTGCTGCATCCAGTTCTTCCTTTCTAGAAGGAATATACACCGACCGCCCGGAGATAGTACGACTCCGATCAGTAGACGAATCATCCAGACTCCGAAAAAAGACCCCGGCAGTCAAGGAACGATTCCAACCCGCACCCGACCTAGCCACATGCCAACCGGGTTGTGTATTGTAGGTAACATCACCAACCGGGACAGAACTGTTGCCGGTTCCTTCCACACCAACAAACAGCCAGTCATAGTCTTCACTGTAACCAAAGGCACTGATGTAACCGCCATTGATATACGGCATACGGATTCCGGTGTCTTCATAAGGTGCAGCACCGGTGTTGTCTGCAAAGCCATGATCAGCAGCATAGATCACACCATAACCACCGCTTTCAGCAGTGAATGTGGAAGGATTCTGGATGTTGATGCCGTCTTCCCACTTCCAGATGTTCCCCCAAAGTGCTTCTTCACCACGGTAGGACACCTGTTTGTAGCCGTTTGCAGTTTCAGCTTCACCGGAAGCATTTCCAAGGTTGACCGTTGCACCGGTCAGTTCAGACAGGTTGCTGGTACTGTCATCTTTCACACCGGTGACACCGTTACCAATGCTGGACTGGCTGTTGAAAGAAGCATATTCAATCACCATCAGGATCTGTGTTCCTGCCAGGGTTGCTGCATACTGCTGTTCCCATCCATGCCCACGGTTCTGTGCCAGCTTTCTGGTATTGGCACGGGTCAGATTCTGTGTCAGACCGGACACCGGCTTTGCATTGGCAATGCTGGACAGCTTGTCTGCATTGAAATCTGCAATCTGTGCATCATCCATGATATATGCAGAAGCGGATTCATCCCAAAGGCATCCTTCAAATGCTGACTTGTAAATGAATTCATTTTCTTTGCCATTGCAGATGAACTGTGGATGAACCTTGAACCCTGCCTTGGGTGTGTCGGAAATGTAGTAGCGCATCTTTCGGGTCTTCCATGCCTGTTTACCGTTTTCGTCATAGTAGCTTTCCAAAAGCAGCGGAACCGTTTTGTAGTAGAACTTGGGCTGTTCCACCATGACCTGAACCTTGGTTCCAACCGGATAGGTGGTATCACCAATGGTCACAGCCTGTGTCAGCGCACCAGACGTGGTGTATGCAGCGTCACCATAATAGGCAACAACCACACCGTCATCCGTCAGATTGCAGCGTTTTCTTCCACCCATAGCATTCACCTTGTCAAAAGGTGTACCACCTGCCATGCCAACAGCACCGGCAAGCCGGGTGAATTTCTTATTGACAAAATCAGCTTCCACACCATAAATGTCATTGTCAGAATATCCGACATAGGCACGGAGATCAGCAATTTCAGCTTCCATTGCTTCAATGTCTTCCACCGTTGCATATGCGCCGGAATAGACTGCAAGGGAAACATTGTCACTGTTTCCAACGGTGGTGTATAACTGGATGTATGCGCTGGATACGGTAACACCGTTATAAGCTGGCATATAGCACAGACCGGAAGTTTCCACACACACAGCATAGAGGATTTCACCCAGGTCAGGATCCTTTGCATACAGACCCAAAGACCGGAGATAATACCCGGCAGACAGCTTTTCATTCGTGAATGCTGTTTCCACCTTCACGCTGGTCTGGTTGGAAATCGTCACCTTGGTGACATCATTGGTCTGCTGCACACCTTCCAGTGCAGTCAGGGCTTCCAAAGCAGATTCTGCATACACCTTGGAAGATGTGCTGACCTTGGTGAACTGAATGTTGGTTGCCCCAGCCATGATCTTGGCTACAAGGGATTGACCACGCTTGGTCAAGTAAAGTTTTGAAAATTCAGCCATTTCAATTCATTCCTTTCTTATTCTCAAAATAGTTTATATTCTAATGACATCAGTGTAAGTGACACCGGATGCAGTCTTTGCATCACCGCTTATCACTGATTTTTCATTAAAATCTTGTGTTATTGTCACCCTTGCAGTATCTGAAGGATAACCGACAAAAACGGATGCAGAATTTGTTTTCAGTGTTCCACACCAGTCTTGTGTCAGGATCAGATCCACATGGGTGGTCATCCTTCCACTGAAGAATGATCCGGTGCTTGTGTTGACCGGTATTTCATTTTTGGAATCCACCACTATGTTCATGGGCAGGATGCCCTGGAACAGATTGTTCAGTTCATCTACCTGTCCGACATTTTCCAGATGGGTGATGACGGTCAGGTCATATGATTCACGGAAATTTCCGCTGACAATGTAGGACGTGTCACCACACAGGACGTTCATTTTCTGAAGAAATGTCCTGATTGTGTATGGCACAAGGTTCACCCATTGGACTTGTACCCTGGATCTTCTGGATTCCAGGTTGTCATCCTCGGTTGGTTTGATTCCCAGCAGCTTTTCATATCTGCTGATTCCATATTCGTTTGCGGTAGAAATGAAATGGTTGTACAAAATTCCATTCACCGCATCCCATACCAACAGAAATTCAGGGTCTTCAGCTTCAAGGGCTGCAACCTGTTCCTTGTAGTTCTGCAAATATGGTGGAAGGTATGAAACCAAATTCACTTCCCTGATCATACGCTGACACCCCCAAATATAGGAATCTGGTATTTTGACAGCGCAAGGTTGCTGGCATTTCCATTGATTTTGGTATTGTCAATATCCACCACACCTTCCAGTGCCAAAATGGTTGATTCCAGCTGTGCAATTCTCACCACCGTGTAGTCATTGGATTCCCATTCCTTGCGGAGTGACAGCAGGTAGTCAGAAACAGCTTCTTCCACGGCATTCTTCATGGTAGACCACGAATAGCCGGTATTGAAAGAAATGTTCGTGGTCACCTGCACCGTAACCGGTGATGCACTATGCACGGTTACTACATGTCCTATTGGTGCAATTCCATAACCTTCACCGGCATTTTCTTCCGGATCCAGTGTTTCCTGCACCATATCAACCAGTCCACCCGGTGCTGTGCTTGCTTCCCCATAGTCACTTGCATTGGTGATGGTAACCAGAATGGTTCCACCGGTCACAAGTTTTTTCTGAAGGGCAGCAGTATAAACAACAGTCAACCATGCTGCGACTTCATCAGGAAGGGCAGTCTGCTGACCGAACCATTCCTGAACTGCTTCACTTGGTATCATGTCAGCCGGTCTGATGTTTCCATTCCATACCCTTTCCAACTTGACACCGCCAACACCCTGAATACTGTGTATCTTGGAAAGATAATCTGCCCGGTTACCACCAAAAGCAAATTCACCAAAACTGTCAAAGTAGCGTCCCCTTAACACTTCAGTGTCTTCTTCATCCTCACCGGGAATCAGGACTTCCGTCAGGGTTGCAGTTTCCAGTCCCTGGATGTACTCCATGGGAATCATGGATCCCATGTGCTGGTTTCCGGTTTCACCGGCTGTTTCGCACTGCACCCGGTATGTTCCGGCATTCTCGTCAATGACATCTATGACCACATAGTTCAATTCATCAATGTTGAATCGCTGACCAATCAGATTTGCAGCACCTATGTCTGCCGGGGTGAACACACCCTGAAGGACTGCATTGCTTGCAGCTTTTGGAGTGATCCCCCGGTCTTTACACAGTAAAATCAAAAATTCCCTTGCAGCCGTGTCACCATATCCGTTATTGATCAGCGCATCCAGTTCAATGTATAGAATCTGAAGTTCAATGGCAGTGGGGGAATGTGTGTCAAAAATCACGGATCCTTCACGCTTGTCCAGGGAATCAGAAACCCTTGACAGCATCCGTTCAAGTATAACCTCATAGGTTACATCCTCATACATGTTAGAAGTTCACCGTCCTTTCTTCCTGCACATCCCCAAATATTGTGTTCACCACAAAAGAGACATGCACCACACCCTTTGTGGAAAGGTCAAAATCAAAGTCAGAAACACCTTCAATGCGGTCATCCTGCATCAGTGCTTCCGTGATCCGTCTTTCCAGTTCCGGGCATACATAGGAAACAGGTTCACCGTATAGATCCATGGTTTCAATTCCATAGTTCCAGGAATACATGACATAGGCATAACGTTCTGTATTCAGGATCTTGAATATCACCTGTTTCATTGCTTCCAGTCCGTCTGTATATCCCCTTGTGGTGTTCCCTTCCAGGTTCATCTTGTAGGTTTTGCTTGGTTGTGTTTCAATCTCAAAATCCTGGTCTAAAAATCCAGTCGTGGAAGGTATCATGTTCCAATCCTATCCAGTACCACGAATTTTTGACCACCCTGCTGCCTTGCAAGGATAACTTCATCACCGACAACCAAGCCATTATGAACGGTAATAGTCAGTTTTTCCTTGTTTATGTTGTGGCGGTGGGTGCTGTTTTCAGCAGTTCCACCGTCCGTGTAAGTGTCATGTATCGTGTGGGTGTGCGTGTGACTTTCGGTTGCCCATCCGTCAGCGGACTTCATAGATATTTTAGTAGTGAAGTCCGTGACATTCCGGGTAAGGACAAGCTGCGCTTTTCCCAGCACCATCTTCTGTTCCACGTTGATCTGCAACGGGGAAACGGAAGTCACTTTTCCGAACATGACATTGGCAGGTTTTGTGGCTTCCACCGCATCCAGTGCAGCCTTTTTCATTGTTTTTACCAGTTCAGTTGCATCAGGCAACGAATTCACCCCCTCTTAGTGTCAGGGTCATCCAGTGTTCGGATTCCTTGTATGTGTGGACACACTTTTCAACCAGCATGAAGTTTTTGACAGTTATATCACCCAGATCCAAATTGACAACAACCAGGGATCCTGCACGGACACGGTTGTCACCAAAGGCATTGGGAATTTTCAAATTCCGTGTCTTTTTGTTGTACAACTTCAGCAGGGCATCTGCTTTTGCTTGACCGTTTTCCCCTTCTTGCAGGGTGTCAAAGTATTGCAAGATACCCCACTTGTTTATGTTGCTGCTGTCCTGTGCAATGTAGATGTCTCTGGTTCCGGTTTCATCATTGTCATAAGTCAGCTTCACTTTGTTGTAGGTGTCACTGTCTATGGATGACTTGTATTCAAAGTTCTGTCCGGTTTCTTCATCAATCACCAGGTATTTTCCATTGGAACCCACACGCATGTTTTCCAGTGATTTCAGCGTCAGTTTTCCAAAATCGTCATAAAGGACAAACATGTTCCCAGTATTGGTCAGCGTCAGATCCAAAGCATTGTTGATCATGTCAAACAGGGAAGTATTTTCTTCCACCCTTGATGCTATCACATAGCCGGTATCTTCCATGGTTCCAAGATTCAGCGTGTAATCTTCCGCAAGCATCTTGATGAACTGTGTTGCCGTTTTTCCTTCATAGACCTTTGTGTCCTTATTCTGCAAATATCTTAATTGGTCATAGGCAGTGACAGTGATGATCTGGTCACGCTGCCGTTGTTTGGAGAAGACAAAGCCAAAAAATACTTCATCCCCGTCCACCTTCAAACGGACAGCGGAACCTTCTGTAAAACTTAGGTGTTTATCCTTCAGAACTTTGAATGTCAGTTTTCCTGGTGAGCCTGACCGCTGTGTTGTCCACTCAATTCCTTCCTGGACTGCTGGCTGGTAGACCTTTGTTCCGGATCCATTCGCAACCAAAAGTTCAACGTTCATTTG